TGAAAGGTGGTGAAGTCACTGAAGAGGGCGACCGTCGCGCCGTCGCATCGCTGACCAGCCAAGACCTTTATGCGCTCGGATGGGTGAGGCGCAAATACTAATGGCAATCATACCCGCAGCAATTCAACCCGTCGATGCCCAAGACCGCCAGCGCTGGTCTGAGCAGGCGCTGAGGCGTCGTATCCTTGAGGGCAAGCACCGCGCTGATGTGCAGAAGGTCATTCAGAACCAGTTTGCTGGAGAGATTGCCGCAGGCTTGGAGGTTGATCCAGACCTCAGCCGAAACCCTTTCAGACTCATTTATCAGCAATTGAACGTGGCCTATCTGGAAGCGCCAGAGGTTAAAGTATCAGATGACGATGAGGTAGACCTGGGCACCATCATCACGCCGCGCCTGTGGGCGCAGCAACAGAAGACCAGCCTGTGGGCTTTGGCCCTGGGTGAGTCCATTGTGCGGGTGGATGTGAAGCACTGGGCTGGCGCTCAGGAGTGCAGCTATCGGGTTGTAGCGCCTGACTGTGTGGTCATTAAGGCCATGCCAGACCAACCTGACCAGCCAGGCAGGGTTGAAGAGTTGCGCCGCCGTGGCGACACGTGGACCTGGGAGATCTGGGATATACGCGACAGTGCTAAGCCCGTGTTCAAAATCGAGGAAGTGGACGATCAGAATAAACGTGTTGATGCAACAGCCAAGTGGGCACCAGACCTGGCAGCCGATGGCGCGTATCCGTACCGGGGCACAGATGGCCGCGCTATCTTGCCCTATGTGCTCTACCATCGCACCGTCGATAGCCAGCTATGGTCATGGACCCAGGGCACTGAGTTGACCAATGGATCGCTGAGGGTCTGCGCACTGTATACGCACTGGGGAGATGGGTTCTTGAATGCTGCATTCCCACAACGCTGGGCGCTGGATGTGGACACCCAAGCCGGACAGTCCAGAACCATCGGAGGCGTGGCCGTTGAGGTCGTGCCGGTTGACCGCAAGAGCGTTTTGAAGTTCAGCAGCAAGGGGCCAGGCGGCGGATCGCTGGGCCAGTTCAGCGCTGCCATGGACCCGCTATCCAGCAGCGAAGCATTAAAGATTTATGAGCAGGGCTTAGCCGTTTATGCTGGCCTGAACCCAAGCGACCTGCAGGTGACTCAGGGTCAATCGGGCTATGCAATTGTTGTATCAAGGGCTGGTCAACGCACCGCACAAAAGAAGGTTGAGCCTGCATTCCGCATGGCTGACCAGAAGCTATTGGCCACGGCTGCAGCGCTGTCTAATGTGTATCTGGGCACAGCCCTCAGCGAGAACCCACGCGATTATCTGATCGCATATCGGGCGCTGGGTGCCACGCCTGCAGAGCGCAAGGAGGCTGCTCAAGCCGTACAGGCTGAGGTTGACATGGGCCTGGCCTCAAGGGTTGACGCACTAAGGAGGCTGCACCCTGAGATTGAATCTGACGAGGAAGCCATTGATAGGCTGCTGAGGGTTCAAGAGATTGAGCAAATCTTATTGGCTGGACTGCAGCCAAAAGCAGAAAAACAAATAGACACATCGGAGGGATGATAAATGTCTGACACAGAAAACACCAACGGGACTACCGCGCCCACCACCAACGGGGCATCTGCTCCAATCACCAGCAGCCATCAGGCTGCAGCGCCCACCGTGCCCAGCTTCAGGCTGGAGCAAGAGATCAGCGCCAACCGCCAACTCAAGGAATCGGCACAGACTCAATCAACGCAGATAGCTGAATTGACTAAAGCACTTGAAGCATCAAATGCAGCGCTGGCAGCTACCAAGCTGAACCACGGGCAAGAGATGCATCTGATTGACCAGGGCTTCAAAGCTCCCAGCGTGCGTCGCTTCTTCCGTCGGGAGTATCAGGCAGCGGTCCAGGAGCTACCCGCAGATGGACGCCCTGGCTTTGACGTATGGCTTGAGGCCAACCGGGAAGACCCACTGTACGCCGTACACTTTGAGCGACGGACTGCAGCCACCACAGCGCCAACGCCTGACACACAAAATCAGGCAGCGCCAGCACCCGCACAGGCTGACCCGATGGCGGATATGTTCAAAGCCTTTCAGAAGGCCATGGGCGCAAACCCAACGGCTGGCACTGGTCAACCCGCTGAGAATACCGGCAAGGACTGGGCTGATGTCGCCGAGTTGCGCCAGCAGCGTGCTCGCAATGGCGGCACCCTGGGCAATGATAGAGACGCAATCAAAGCGCAGCTTAGGGCCAAAGGGCTCATCAAGTAATTGACACGCAAACCCAAATAGGTGTATCACTATTTCAGGCCAACCCCACGTGACCGGCTACGATAGTGCTGCCCCCATGGCCCTGAATACATATACATAAAACACACAAAACACAGGTGCTCCCATGGCTGTCACAAATGGCACAGACTATTCCGATTTAGTAACCAACGGTGGCGCAGTCGCTGAACTGCTCGCTGCTGAAGTCCTCCAACAACTTTATGATCCCACCGATATTCGCGCGACGGTTACCCGTATTGCGTTCAATGGTTCGGGCTCTGATACTCTTAATGTCACCAAAGACATGGTGCCTGGTGCATTCACTTCGCCTGGTGAGAACGCGACCTTAAACGCTACAACATACACCACCGCGCACTTTGATATCCAGGTTGCTGCATGGCGTCGTGCCTATGCGCTGAGCGATCTTATTCCTGTATCTGGAAGTCCGATCAACCTTGATCGCGCTGTCAACAACCTGATGCAAGGTGTCGCATTAACTGTGACCGATCGAATCTGTAATGTCTTCAGCAGCTTCACCGCAACCGCTGGAACGGCCCTCGTGCCTCTCAGCGTTGATGACATCTTTGATGGTTCATTCGCACTTACAGCAGCGCTTAATAGTGGGCCTGCAACCTGCGTTTTGCACCCAGTGCAATACAATGATTTCATCAGTAGCCTGCGTTCAGAAACTGGCGCTGCTCAGTGGATGCCTGCAACGGGTGCTATGCTCGCTCAACGCGGTCCTGGCTTCAAGGGCTCTTGGATGAACATTGACTTTTATGTATCAGATTCCGTTGGAACCGATGGCTCTGGATCATATCAGGGCGGCCTCTACACTCCCGGCGCAATCGCTTATGCGATGGCTAATGTGGCCGCTATGGGCGTTCATGTTCCCGCTGCCAACGTCATCCTGAATGCAGGTGAGTTGCTGGTGGAGCTTGACCGCACCGCCTCTGATGGCGTGTCGGCTGCATACGCGACCATGTTCCTTGGTGTCAGCATGGCCGAGGATGACCGGGGCGTTGAGATTATTTCTGACGCATCGTAAACATCAAACCCCGAGTTTGCGGAGTGGCAGCCTGGCTTTGACTCCTTTGGCTGTCGCTCCGTTCACTCACCACCAACAAAGCAGGAGAAAAAATGCGCGAGACTTTACGGCTAAAGAAGCCAACCAAAGAGGTCAACGTAATCAGGGAAGATGAGGGTCTTCCAATGGGGCCACGGTCCCGGCAGACATTCAAATTCGTTTATATCCACTATCCAAAAAGCTGGACGTTTGACACAGACCTGGGATTTCTTCCACGTGTCAAAAAGGTCGAGGCTTGCCCAGGGCTGAACGGCTGCAAAAAGAATGGTAGCCTGGCGCTGACCTTGGCCCGTGTCACAGAAATGGGCGGAACTGTTCTAGATCCAAAGGACCAACGCCTGGGTGATTATCAGGATTATGTACACTTCTATCCCATCCGGGGCGGCGGGAAATACTATGTCGACTTCAACAAAGAAGCCGTAGTTTTGCCCAATGACGAGGTAATGTGGAACACGCACGAACAGCGCGATCAATGGAATGAATTCATGGTTCATGTTCGCGACTGCGGAATGATTCAGCCGCTGCTCAAGGAGGTCTATCTTTCTATGCTGGAGCGTGAGCGCAAGAAGGCCAACAGCTTGGGTGGACGCCTTGATCGCAACCCGCACCTGGCCAACAAACTGGAGCGCACAAACGCACGGATTGAAGGAATGCAGGCCCATTGGAATGCAGCCAATAAAGTGACAGATGAGATGATGGCTAAGGCCAAAAAGCCCTCAAAGCGCGTCGCCAAAAAGGTGACAGAATAATGGGCGAGCAACCTGGACAACGCGCCAAGGTGGAAGCCTTTACCCAGCGCTTGATCAAAGCTGGCGCCGATCCAAAATACGCCAAACAAAAAGCCGTTGCGGCGGCAAATAAACAAGACCGCAAACAAAACAAGAGAGATTGAAATGTCATTCGACGGGAAAAATCCTTTTAAGATTAATCGCCAAACCTGGAACATGGGCGGCTTTGAAGCTATCACGCTGGCTGATGCAAAAACGCTGACACATTCAGACGCGCAAAATCTTTTCCTTGATGGCGACGGCGAAAACCGCACCATCACACTGCCAGCACCGCGAAAGGGTGCCTGGTTCAAAATTTACAACAAAGGGTCTGACGCCAAGCATTTGCTGGTTGCCCAGGCTGATAACGCCACCACGCTTGTTACCGTTCACCAGGATGAAATGGCAATCGTGTTCTGTCCTGCTGATGCGGCAGATGACAGCGCCAGCGGCTGGTCACTTGGCTGTGTTGTGAACATCGAGCAGAGCTAATGTCTGGCACTGTATACAGTGCGCGGTGGGCAGGCCCAACCTTTATTGAGCAGGGAAAAGACCAGACCGTTTCCGTCGCTATAGAACGCGATGGGGCGGCGGTCACCCTGACCAGTGGAACGCTTACTATCTATCGCCCTGGTGGTGATGAGCTGGTTGACGCCGTGGCTGGCACTGTGGCTGGTGGCACGTTCACCAGCGCCACCATCCTGGCGGCTACCACCGCAGATGAGAACCTGGGCAAGCAATGGCTGGTCAAGGTGGATGTGGTCATCGGCACTGAGACGATCACCCTGTACAATGATGCGGTCATGGCATTGGCCAGACTCTATCCAACCGTGGGGCAGACTGATTTAGTCCAGCGCCACAGCGAGGCGGCCAACCTGTTGGGTGCTTCAATCACCAGCCTGCAGCAGTACATTGATCAAGCCTGGGAAGACATCACTGTGAGGCTGTACGCTGACGGCGTGCCGTTCTGGAAGTGGCGCACACCAAGCGCCCTGCGGCAGGTGCTCTTTGATCGAAGCCTGGAGCTTTTATTCTGGGACTATGCCACCCTGTTGGGCGGTGCCCAAACTGACCGATATGCCAAGTTTGCCGAGCGTTATGCGGGACTCTATGAGCGGGACTATGAACGCCTCAGTTCCATGATCGATACGTCAGAAGACAACACCCTTGAAGCTGATACTGCATCTGCCAGCTCAGTCATTCTGTTGGCGGGTACGCGGCAGCGGCGGAACTGGTGAGCCCTGATACAGCACTGACCGCCCTGGTTGCCCGTCTGACGGCTGCTGGGCTTATTCAGGCGCGTTCACCTTTGGGTGTGGCTAACGCCAGCCAGCAGCGCATTGACCGGGGCTTTAGCGTTATCCCTGCGAGCATTGGCCCAAGCCCGCACCCAGGGCGCGGCAAGCCAGCCACAGACGGGCTGCGAATGACGCAACAATTCAAGGTGGAGTTGAGCCACCAGATCAAGCCAGGCGATGGCCAGGCCGCACCGCTTCAAGCCCTTCAGGACTATCACAGCGCGATCAAATACATCAGCGCGAACGGCACGACCCTGACCACAGAAGGCGCGATCATTGTGTCGCCAGCCCAGCACACCTATCAAGGCGGAGGGGCCTTTCTTGTGACAGCGTTCCAGCTACAAGTCACCTATGAGTTGGACCTGGTGATCTAATGGCTGAGCTAAAGGATACATTGCGCGGGCGCGGTCGCATTGTGGCAACTGCTCGAATGCCTGAGATTGATGCATATATTCGGAAGGTCCACGGCAAAGCCAGACCGTTGACGGCCAAAGAGGGCCAGGTGATTCGCGGCCAAGTCAATGCACAGATGCGTGTCATCCGTCGCAACTGGCCAGTCAGGACCGGCACCAGCCGTGCGGGTTGGACGTTCTTCATCAACCCGTCACCCGGCAAAGTGTCTGTGATCTTTGAGAACCCTGTCTATTATTCGGGCTGGGTTACCCGCAAGGGCCAGCAGCCTGTCAGAGATGGCGGGACACCATGGTATCAAGTCCTGGTCAGCCAGGTCTGGAAAGCAAATCAGCCGCGATTGATGCGACTGCTCAAGGCTGAGATCGACAAGACCGAAGCGCTGACGGCCAAGAAGGACACAGCAGATACACCACCCAGCCGCACCCAGCGCAGGCGAGACACCAGCAGCCTGGGCAGCCTGGTCAGGCGGTTGTTCTGATGGGCGCGTCTGTCACAGTTACCCTTGACATGCCCTTTAATTTGCAGGGCATTCTGACCACCAGCGAGATGGAAGTGTTGGAGACGTTCGGTGAAGATGCTGTCTTTCTTGCAACAGACCAATGGGTGGGTTGGAAATATGGACCCCACTATCCAGACGCGCAAAAGGGAACGAGCCGCGAAGCATGGAAATGGTCAGCCCTTCAAGAGGGTGAAGAGGGCTTCAGCCGTGGAATATCTGTATTCAATGATGCAGAAATTAAGACAGGCTCAGCCCAGGGAAAGCACTATGCTGGCTTTGTACATCGCTCAGGTGTTACAACAAAGGAGTGGACGGTGGTATTTGACCGAATGGTCAGCGAGTTGCTACCAGCCGCAACCGAAGAATTAAAGGAAAAAATGATGGAAGGTCTGTATACTCAGCGCCAAACGGTCAAGCTGGAAGCAGACGATCCATCGGTCATGTCACATCAATTCGATTTAATAACAGGCACAACAACTTAAGGAGTGCATCCAAATGGCAGCTTCAACCACAGTTAAGGTCCGTCGAGACGGCACCATCACCCTTCTTGATGCGGCAGCGCACACCTTTGTTGTCAGCTATGAGGA